TGCCAGCCTGCTAAGTCCTGTGCATTCGCTCTAATAGCAGCTGGACCTCTAAAGGCTAGGTGAGCTACTACATCATATAAATCCTGAACATCAGATTTAGTTAGCCCAGGAAAGCTTCTGCCAGTAATATCTGGGATAGAAGCATAGACTTGTCTGACTAACTCTGGATTTGCTCTTTGCATCTCCTTGATAGTCTGCCTGATGAAATACCAGCTTCTCATCTGAGTCTGAATCTCTGCCCAATAGAGGTTAAGATTATTGATGCTACGAAGAGCAGCAGGAACCCTTATCCCAGCTATTCTTTCAGGAAGTTGCCTGACTACTCCAGGGGGAGTGAGCTTCTCTATTCCCATCAGAGCAGGAAGCTGAGTTTTACCAGCCTCAGCAGTAACCCACATCTCTCCTCTTGCCTCTGCTCTGGCTAAATCAAAAGGAAGATTAGGAACATCTCCAAAAGCAATCTGAAGTAACTTCACGGGAGCGTGCTTATTCCATCTTACCCCAGGTATCCAGGTAAATGGAGGAACCATTCTGAGCGTAGGAAGCATATTAACTCCTCTAAATGTCCCTCTCATCAAGGTCTCTCCCACATTGAAAGGCCCATAGTTGAGGAAGAGCAGATACTGTCTAGCCATAGGAGTTACGAGCATTCTGTCAAGCTGAGCTATAAGAGGAATATGAGTTACCATTCCCTCTACTCTGGAGAAGAAGCTGTTAGCCAGTCCATGCTGTAGGTCTCTGCGGTAGAGGGGAGAGTTGCGCTGTGCAAGCACCATATCTCTCACATGGTCTTGAAAGCGTCTCATCATAGTGCCAGTGCTAGCTCCCTTAGCAAAGATACTCCTATCTGCATAGCGGGCAGCATTATCTGTTTGCTCTGTGAGAAAGCGTGCTACTACTCCTCGCATCTCATCAGTAACATCAGCAGTCTTACCTATGATTCTGAAGAGCTCAGAAGCAGCTTCATCAGCAGTTAGTAGTCCTTTTTCAACTCTAAGAGCTGTGCCAGAAGGAAGCTTTGTAGCTTCAAAAAGCTTGTTTATGCTAAGGAGATTTTCTGTAGTAACGTCAGCTTTACTTACTCCAATCTTTGCCAGGACATCTGCTAAGTCGTCTAGCTCTATGTATTTCCCCAGCAGCTGCCACTTACCTGCTGCTCCACCAGCAGTCCCTAAGGCTTCAGCTCCCCCAATGAGGTAGGCTTGCCGCTCAACCTCAGCTATTTCCCTGAGCTCCTCTGGTCTAACCTGCTGTAAAAGGGATTTCCCAGTCTGTCTGAAGATAGATGCTTTCATGTCTCTTGTAGCAGCATTTGCAGCTTGCAGAGCTTCTTGTCCAGGAGTTTTAGGGAGTCTTTTCCACCAAGCCATAGCTCTCACAAAAGGAGCATCACACATCCTGATGAAAGCATCATTACCAGCAGCAAGGAACTTCCCTACAATAGGCACTGGTCTCACAGCTTTACTGACAAAGCCAAAGCCTATGTATGTTACTGGGTCAACAAGAACCTCTATTGCTAGCTTAGCTCCAAGATTCCATGTAACTATTCCAGTTCCTCCCTCAATTAGTTCTAGTTCTTCAAAAGCATGACCGTAAGATGCCCACCAATTCTTTCCAGCAGCTCTAGCCTCAGTATAGAGGCTATGCATCTTATCTTCCCAGGGCTGCTTGCCAGGAACTACAAATCCTACTCCTCGCCATACTAAGCCTGCCCATGGCTTGCTCCAGTAATCAGCATACATCTCAACAGCATCAGCAGCTGCTAGCATTGGCTGAGTAGCCATCATCTTTATCCACTCCCAGTTAGTCAGCTCAGGGATGTCTATCTGTGCTAAGCCTTCTTTGATGAGAGCATCTCTCTGCTGCCTCTCCTCAGCACTTCTAGCTAGCTCCCTTTCATAATCATCAAGCATCTCATCAAGGTTCTTGTAACCAAAGATGTCAAGAGCTTCTTGCTCAGACATTCCAGGAGGAATGGCTGGTCTAGCAGGAATGGCAAGAGCTTTGATGATTTCTTCAACTGTAAGGGCACTGAGACTTACAGGGATTGGTCTAGGACGAGTGATAAGGGCTTTTATTGCTTCCTCTTCACGAGTAGGAGGAGCTGCTGCAGGAGGAACTGCTGCAGGAGGAACTGCTGGTAACTGAGCCTGCAATCTTTTATAAACATCTTCAACGAAAGATATATCAGAAGCTTCAAGATTAAAGCCAGGAGGTACCTTATCCAGAATATCATGAGGAGTTCTGATAGCTCCAGCTGTCATGAAGGGAGATACACCTGCCCAGACATCCCGCCTCCAGCTAGCCCTATTGAGTTCATGTAACTGAGAACCTAGCTGCTCCTTAGCAACACTAACTGCTTGTGTAGCAGCCGCAATCTTTTTCCTGACTCTAGGGTCTGCAAAGGGAGCAGGTATGATGAGCGATGGTCTGGCTGCCTCCAACAAAGAACTGTAATATCTCTGAGCAGACTCAAGTTCCTGAACACCTTGTTCAAAACGCTTCCTATGCTGCTCTGCTTCAGCTTCCCAGCGCTTTACTTCCTCGTCTATTAAGGGCTGATTTCCGTCAGGCATAATTTACTCCAGTGAGGTGGGTGCGAGGTATCAGGTGGAGAATGCACCCGCCAGCTGAACACTCACCTCAACAAAGTCAGCTAGTTATCTAAACTCCTCAGGAATTGTTCTGGCTTGAAGCGGTTGAACTTCAGGTCTAGGGGTAGGTGCTCCTGCCTCAGCTGGCTGAGGTTGGATAGTTCCTATGAGAGTGTCTGCTGCCCTGCTGTAAAGAGCGGCTGTCTCAGTATCACCAGCTTCTGCTAGCATAGATGCTCTTTGCCTCAACGCTTCTATCAGGTGCAAGCTGCTCATAATAGGATGCTGCATGGCTCTGTCTCGCTGAACTCTGGCTTGCTCTGCTAAAGGATTCTCTATCTCAGGAAAGAGCATATCTGTAACTGTCTGAGTGCTGATGCTGAAGGATGGGTCGAGCATACGAGCTACTGTTGCCCTCTGCACTACATCTCCAGGGATATTAAGCCGCAGGTCTATCTCTACTCTGGGTAAGTCTGCCTTAGGTATCTTCTTATCATAGGGAGCAAAGCCATACTGTCTTATGTCTTCAATCCAATCGTTGCAGAGTTCTTCTAGCAGGAACTTCAAAGCCTCTTGATATGGCTTGAGGATATGAGCTGCTGCTCCTGAGATTTGCTGCATGAGGTAGCCAGAGATTTGCCCATTCACCCCTCCAAAGAGGACATCAGGTAGGGCTCCCTTCTGCCTCATAGCAGATACGTCCATCAGGGCAGCCCTTAGCTCAATGGGAATAGGAGGCATAGGGACTGGCGCTAAGTCCTCTCCCATGCCCAGGTGAAACACTGCCCCTCGCTTGAATATGTCCTCTGGCTTTACCTTAGGTTCACCAGAGCCCTTCTCCACCCAGCGGGCTTGGGCAGTGTCTCTGATTAGCTGCATTAGGAAGGACATAAGCTTATTCGTATAAGTATAGATGTTAGTGTTGGAGGCTAAGATGCTTTGCCCTATGTTCTTCTTCCATTCAGTGCCAGCAATGATTGTGCCTCTGTCAGGAAGTCCAGCTATAGGGGAGCAGTAGATGGGTATCTTGTCCAATCCAGGCTCATTCATCAGTGGCTTTACTTCGCTATTCCCCAGTACTATGCTGTTCTGAACTACTCCATTCTCTACAGTCCAGTAGTCATAGAGCTTGGTAGAGGCTGAGGCTGGATAAGCAGAGGTGAGCTTCCATCCCTTGACAAGAGCTTTTCTATTAGCTGCCCTTCCAGTAAGCGCATACACATGAGCACATCTGAGCAATCCTTCTTCACTAAACTCTGGATAAACTTCAGCAGGATTCCAGACCTCAGCTATAATCTCGTTATCTGTAGCTAAGCTGAAGACTGAATACCAGCCAGTGAGAAGGAGAAATGATGCTAGCTCTCTTAAGAAACCGCCCCTGCCTCTAGATAAACTTAACCTCTCCTTCTCTCGCCAGACATAGCGGAGGAAGCTCTCTATAGCATTTATATCAGATATTTCTTCAGGGGTAGATTCTTCAAGAGGAATCCTGGGAGCAATAGTAGAAGCAGTGAGGAGATGAAGAGCTAGATTATAGAAGCTTCTTGGCTCATTAGAGACAAAGCTCTCCATCTTTTCCTCTTTGAGCTTATCTACCATTAGCACAAGCTCATACCAGTCCCGAAAAGCAGCATTTCTAGGACTCCAGATTGATACAAGCTCACTGCAAGACTTGATAGTATCTGAAGCACTCATAACATATCTCCTTCACCAGCGCTGCCACCCGCTTACTCCAACTAGTGCTGGTCTGCTCGGCGCAGCATCACGAGCAGCAAGGGCTAGCATCGCAGACATCATAATGTCATCCTCTCCGACTACATCTACATTAAGCCCCGAGTACCTGAAGTTTCTTGCTTCTCTGATAAGCCCTACATCTGGAATAGTGAGCTGAGGGAGAAGCTGCTTGAACTGCTGTATCATGTAGCTTTTGCTCTGAGCAGTAGTAGTCCACCCAGGTCTGGTGGTAGGTCTGCCAGTTACTAAGTCCCGCTGATAGTAGAGATTAGGATAGGGTGCGATAGCAGCTGGGCCTGTTAGATACTGCAGAACTGCTACTCCAGGATTGTTGCTCTCTACTACAAGCAGAGCATTGTTGTAGTATCTTCCCAGCCTGACAATCTTCTCAGCGAACACTGGAGGTTCATACATTCCGCTTAGCCTGGCACATAGCTTCAGTCCTCTTAAGTCCCAGACAGTAGCTGCTGCCTTCTTTACTCTTCCTACTGTAGGGTCAGCTCCAAGAACATAGATGTGTCCTTCTTCTGGGGGAAACCAGACTAGAGCATTCTCATAGCTACCTGCTGGAGTATAGCAGCTTCTACCTTTATCAGTCAGCAAATCAGAGTCAAAGATTGCTTCCTTAATCTGCAGGAAGCAGCTCTGGTCATCTTCAGGATACTCCTGGAAGAACATCTTACCTAAGGGAGAAGCAAGCTTCATCCTCCTCCAGCGGATTTGCTCTTCAGTGAGATGGTGCTCCTTAACCATATACTTCTCATCATCATCATATCTCAGAGGAGTAGTAGCATCAGCTGGTAGCCCTTCATCTATCTCACACTTATACTCTTCGCACAGCCACCAGGGAAAGAAGAATGGTCTGAATAAGCTCCTACCATCCTTCCAGCCCTTTGCCTTCTGCCACTCATCATAGAAGAAATTGTCCTCACCATTAGCTGTAGTTTCATATAGCAGCATCCCGCTTCTTGGGACACGCTCTCCTAAAGGAACTGTAATCCTCTCAGGGTCATGCCAGAAGGCTATCTCAGAGCAGAGAGCATTATCAATTCTCTCACCTCTTCCAAAGACAAAGCTCCTGGATGAGCCAATGTAGAAAGTGCTGAGGTTCTCCTCCCAGGCAAGCTCATAGGCTGACCTATGTGTCATAGCAGGCTTCAGCTTCTCGGGGATAGAAGACTCAAAGACCTTGGCCTTAGAGAGAAGCCTCTGTGTAATGAACTCCTCATGAGCTATGACCACTGAGGTAGTATTCTCTCTACCAATGCTGTCAGTCAAGAAGAGTGCCATGATGACAGAGGTTATTCCAATCTGGCTGGACTTGAGAATGATAGCTCTTGGAGGAAGACCACTAGCCATCATCTCTAGCAGCCCGTTGTAGAGCGCACTCTGAACCCTGTTAAACTTAAATGGGACAAAGTCCCTGTTCTTGTCAGGGATGAGGATGAGGTTCTCAATAAAGTATCTTCGCCCAGCGAGCTGCTGGACTCTTAAATCCTTCTCATTATCTGAGCCTTTATCTGCTCCCAGGCCCTCATGGACTCTTAAATCCTTCTTCTCGTCTGAGCCTTTCCCTGCTCTTATGCCTTCCTCTACTCTTAAATCTTTCTTCGTATTTGCCGTATCCATCTTCTGCCTCTGTTAAGGAAACCTGCTCTCCAGATGTTTCTCCTAGCAGATGATAGCTGCCTTGCTGATGCTCTAGTTCCTGGTGGGCGTCCTCGCTTCCTCAACTTCTAGCCCCTCTTCTAGCTCCTCTTCTAGCCCCTCTTGGC